CGTTCCCTAAACACTTGTGCCTCGAGAGAATCATCGACACCAATGATGATAACGATATCCTTCACTAAGATGCCTGTCATTTCCCATAGCATGTATGCATAGAGACTGGTCTGTAGGAAGTATCCTTCGATCCAGTCCTTTCGCTTCAGCTTCGCAGAAGTCTTATAGTCAATGATCGACAGACGGCCGTCGTAGTCTGCTATGAGGTCGCATGAACCTGCTAGTTTCAGATGATCGGAGAAGAGCGTACATTCTGTGGCTCTGATCATGTCAACCTTGTCGTCAAGGATCATCTTGATCTGACGAAACATCATCATGTTATGAGGCATCGACGTATCGATGTCATGGCCTAACACATAGTTTTCACACATCGTATGGATGTTAGTTCCACGAGTGGCAGCCCGAGATGAAACTCGAGCTGCTTCGTCCTCGCCTACTCTTTTCTTCCAAGCTTCAAGGGCAGATTTATCAGTCATCTTACCGAGGACGGCGGTGACAGACGGATATCTCTTTCCTTCTGGTGTCTCATAGAGACGTGTTGGACCATCTATCCTTTGCAGCTCCGCAAAGTCTAGCAGATCGTATTCGAAACCTTTACGGTTGAAGTCCGAGTTTTTGACGAGCAATTATATATTCCTTCACTAATTTCGATCGAACGATATCCTGTTCGAGAAAGTCAACATGTACAAAATCATTCAACTTACCGAGGACCTTCATAAAGTCCTTGAGTCCGTTGCGTTCTTGGTCCTTCGTAAGATCTGACTGACGGAAGTCACCGCAGAACAATACTTTACAACCCTTACCAATACGAGTGATCACCGAGTCCAGTTCGTGGAACGTCATGTTATTGACTTCGTCCACAATGACAAAACAGTTGTTCATGGTAATACCACGAACGAACGACGTTGAGATAAACTCGATGGCGTTCTTCTGCTTGAGGATCTCGTATGCATCAGACCGATCAAACAATTCGGTGCAGATTGCATAGTAAGGTGCCTCATAGACCTTCATCTTTTCCTTCTGGTTTCCAGGAAGAAAACCCATATCTCGTGTTGGTACTACCGATCTTACAATATAAATCTTATTTTGTACACCGGTATTTTCCATCATCGATTCAATGGCCTTATACAGAGCAATAAACGTTTTACCTGTACCAGCCATGCCGTGCAACATCAAATGTTTTCCATCATCAAAAGCATCAAACGCAATGCGCTGGTTTTCTGTGAGTGGATTAATATTTTTTAAATTGAAATTTTGAGTTTTAAATGTCAACCCTTCTTGTGTGTCACCATTTTGTCTGGCGATTCTTTTTTCTCTCTTAGTTAAACGAGGTTGGCTATGTTGCACAAGTTGTCCTTATTTTTTATTACGAGCCTTATTTACTGCCTCTCTGGTTTTGGTGCTTTTAATACCTTTATCAGCGTGTTGTTCACCGAGTGGCGAGTATGGGTTGGCATTACCGATTCTATTGAGTAGGTCGTTAAAGCCCGAGTCATTTTTGTGAGTTACGCCTGCTATTCCTGATACAAAATTAGGAGCGCCTATAATTTCTTCGATGTCTGGATTGGCCTCGAGAAAATCAATTTTCTGTTGATAGTTAAAGAATTCCTCGAAAACTTCTCCGGTTTCTTTGAGTCTAAATTCGTATATAGGCATTAATAATCTTCATCTTCTATCAGATCTAAAAGGGTGCTTTTTGCTTTAGAACGAAGGGCAGATCGAAGCCGCTTCTCACTCAAATGCTGACGATGATCATGTGATGTATTTTTCGAGTCGTCATATTCTTCATTATATTTTCTAAAACGCTTAACCGTGTTGCTCATTTGGAATTAACCCTGGAAAAGCTTCGTTAATTGTTGCTGCGTTGAGTCCTTCGACTTTCTTATCCTTGACTGCAATCAAAAGATTTGCATCCTTCGGATGAAGAGATTCGAGAAGACCGATGAAAAGCATTTCGCGCTGAACTTGTTTAATGTCAGGACGATTGCCGCTGAGGTAAAGAGGAAGTGTACGTGCCTCTTGATAGAGTCTTCCTTCGCTGTCGAGCACTTCGCTCGGCTTATAAGGAGGAGCTCCTTCTGGTAGCCACCATCCTACGTTAGGATGGAATGCCAATTCAAGGATATACCGAAGTGTTTCATTATCATACTGTCGTAAGACAGAAACCTTTGATGGTACATCTTTTGCTTCCTTGACCAAATCAAGGATCTCTGCTATCGCTAATGTTCTTTGCATATTAAAACTCGTTAATGCTTTCTAATAGGAGTTTGAGACGACGTTCGATAAAGTAGTTGAAGAGTTTATCTCTTCCTTTACCAGCTTGCTGCTCGTACTGCACGAGCACTTCCTTCTTAATATCAGGAGGAATGAAGTTGAGATCAACGAGCTGCTGATTGCGAAGGTAACCGCGCAGCATCTTCTCGTCACAGAATTCCTTTGGATCTGATACGAGCCACTGATCTAATTTTTTCTGACTAATAGGTTTCTGTCTGGCACCGACAACGAACGTGTCATCTGCTGACAAGAAGTTAGGAACACCGTCGCCAGTATCACCGCGAATGATATGTTCTTTGATGAACTTATCGACGTCGTTCGTCTTACGCCACTTCTTCTGTACAGGATCAAACTGCTGTACGTTCATGTAAGCTTGAAGCTGCACAAAGTCCTTGTCACCAGAAAGAATCAAGATCTTCTCGTTGGTATTGCCATAGGTTTGTGCAAGAGTGCCGATGATATCATCAGCTTCGGCGCCATCGACACGAATGACTCGATAAGGAAAGTAATCCTTGAGTTCATCGCGGACTTTATTGAGAGTCTCGAATACGGCAGTCCAGTTGATCTCGGACTTCTCACGATTCTTACGACGATTGGCTTTGTAATAGGGAAATACTTGACGGCGCCAGTTATTACCAGCATCGCATGCGATAATCATCTCGCCGAACTCGTTCTTAAACTTGACATTATAAGCTCGAACAGAGTTTAGCACCATGTGTCGCAAAAGATCTTCTTCGATATCTGCATTCGTGTGGTTTCCAAGTTGTATCATTAGATTGGAAATCATAACCTGCGAAAGGTCCATAATAATCATTTCAATTTCTCACTCTTCATCTGGTAAAGTATACGTATATTCAATTGTACTGTCTTCATTATATCTAAATTCAAATATGTTGTCAGACATATTATGAAATGGATGCTCGAGATTATACTGTCTGTGCAACAATGCCTTGATGCCTTCCATGACTAAGGCTACATCTTTGATGTATTTATCGTCATTGATATCTACGCCATAAGCTCCGAACATATTAATTATGTCAGGAATCATGTCATTCATGACTCCAGCCACGTGTTCTTTACGAGTCTGAGTAACCTTATCATGAATTTCGTCTAAGTTCTGAGGCGGCGCCTCGTCGCGCTTGACACCTGGAAATAAGATTACGTTGTCCGTCATTTAATAACCCTTAGTAGAATGGTGTCTTGATTGATTCGGCCATTCGGCTTCGACTCTACGGTCTTGATCTCGTCCATAAACTTGCGTAGGCTGACTTTGCCTGCACCGAGCAATGCTTGAATAGAAACATCTGGCTTTCGCAAGCTCTTGCTTGTAGAAGTTTCGACATCATAACCGATCAAGGTAGTGCCCTTCACTTGGATTCCAGCTGGACCACTCGAATCATATCGAGCCAACTTCTTGTATTTGGTGTTGTAAGCCCATAGCTGTGTACATCCTACGATCTCTGCTGGATGGACAGAGACAATCTTGAGTGAAGGCTCTTCCTTCTGATATTTAAGGTTCTTGACCAGATCGACCGCAGACTTTGCTTTCTTCTCACGTGGCTTACGAACCTTGACAGCCTTCTTGTTATTTACATAACGATCGATGTCATCGAAGAAACTCTGCCAAAAGTTAATCCAAAACTTCAGACGCTTGCCGAAGGCTTCTTGAACTTGCTCGTCATTCGACATAATCTCTGTATATTGAGGACGGTAGTAGTCAGCTACGATGCCGAGAATCTGTGCGTTCAATTCGTTCGCTTGACAAAAAGTGTACATCGAGAACTCTTTGCCATCGATGACATTATCGAGTTCTTCTTCGAGACTCGTAATGATGTAGTTGGCCTTCTCACGAATGCGAGCTTGAATATCGACGACAGGCTTTGGCGCATCTTCGACTTCTTCGACAATCTGAGTGGCTGCCGCAAGCAGATTCTTTACACTATCATTGAAATAGTCGAGATTCTTTTGCGGCAGCTCATTGCCATTCAGGAGAATACGTGCAACGTTACCAAGAGTCTTGGAAATCTTCCACTTTGGAAGCTTGCGTAGGAGTGCGAGTTGGTCCTTGGTATAATTCTTCTTGGCATATGTGAAGAACCAGTCGCGTGACTGATCATCAGATGCCATGTAGTTATACCAATTCAGAGCATTGCTATAGCCATCGATTACGATGGGTTCTGAGCCATAGGCTTTGTCATCGATCGACCGAATAGCCGCACGAGAGATCTGTTTGGGTTTAGCTTTAACCTTAATGACCATGTTTACCTCTGTAGTTCCTTGTTTGTATTATTCAATCTACTACAGTTTTGATAATTTGTACATGTTTATTTTCATAGGTCGATTTTATAATTAAAACTTGGACCACCCTTTGGCGTGTACTGCTCTGCGTTTGGCTCCCAACCAGGAGTTCCAACGACCGGTTCCCACTTTTTGTCGATATGTTCCTTCTTGACATATGACCACTTACGAGAAGTTTCCATTGCCGTTTCCATACCATACTCGAGCAATTGATTGTGCACAGCATCGTGTTCGTACATCTCTACGTCATCGAAGACGAAGACTGCGCCAGGATCTGATCGTTCAAGGAAAAACGCAATCTCGGTATCAAGCGCTTCGAGCGTATGAGGACCATCGAAGTGAACTACGCTGTACTTATTGACAAGACTCTTATGCTCTGCATAGACAGGAACACCGTCTGCATAACGATTGAAGAACTCTGTGTCTTCGAGGTTGAACATGTAGAAATTCACATTCTTCTGACGACAATACAGATACATGTTGATCATGCACACGTCGCGCATCTCATTCGTATAGTCACAGCGACCTTCTTTGAAGATCTCGTCACGATAATATTCGATGTTGCCATACGGATCAATACCAAAGACTGGCTTCTCAGGAGTCTGACCGCTTTCTACGAGACCGTCGATGATACGTTGTAGACCACCACCGAGACGGACACCGATCTCGACTGCCGCACCTTCTACACCTTTTGATCGAATGGCTGCGTCAGTGAGTACTTCATAGTTTCCACTGTCTGTGCCGAATTGTGCTTGGATCTGATGGATCGATACTGGTTGTTGTGACATTATGTAGTTACCTTACCTCTGGTTCTGATATATTTAGCAATCATATGCATGATCGCCTGATGGACGTCTTCTGCTGCTTCGTATTCTTGAATATCAACGTGCAAAGAAATATCTGCGAGTTGAGCACACTTATTATCTGGTGAAAATCCTGTCAGAGCAATAGTCTTTATTTTCAATGACTTAGCAGTCTCAATTGCCTTGACAACATTTGGAGAATTACCACTCGAAGAAATGGCTACGAGTACATCGCCTTCTTGCCCGAGTGCATCGAGCTGGAACGAGTAAACATCATCATAAGAGATGTCATTCGCCACGGCTGTCATGAGTGGAATATTTGCTGCCAAAGAAATAACTCTTGGTCGCAGTCCGCCTTTCTTACATCCTTTGGTATAGTCGCATGCCCAATGCTGAGCGATGGAAGCAGAAGCACCGTTTCCAATTGTATAGATGTTGTTACGATGATTCGAAATGCTTGTCAACCAAATGAGTTCGGCTGCCTTTTTAAATTCTTCATGATCGATACTTGCAAAGCCGATATTAATCAAGCCCATATGATCGAATATAATGTCAGTCTCGATAGACAACTCTTGCTCCTTCATGTGCGATGCCTACATCGAGGCACGTTCTGTCTGAAAATTCTTGGCGGATCAAGTTTTTCTGATCTGTGATTGCTAGCATGTATCCGCCGCCTCCTGCTCCGAGCAGTTTAGATCCGAATGCTTCTGCTGATTGGCATCGATCGTACATACTATCTATCTCTTCTGAAGAGATGCCTTCAGTCATCTGTTTCTTTAATATCCATGCAGCATTCAACAATCCACCATAGTCAAATGGATTTACAGCTTGAGTGCTTTGCATATCTGCCATATGAGCAAGCTCACGAATTACAAATGTCTTGGCTTCGAAGTTAATCTTATCAAGAATCTTTGCTGCATGATGCTCTACGTTTGTAGGAATCAAGATTATGTAATTCTCGATTCCCATTGTATCTAAACGCTTTACAGTGATATTACCGCTGTTCGAATATTGAATATAGTTCATACCGCCGAAGGCAGATGCAAACTGATCTTGCATGCCAATCTTCCAACCGCATAGATCGATCTCGATGTGGCAAGCAGTCTTTGCGATGAGATAAGGGTTTACGTATTCGTAACCAAGATATGCTGATAGCGCTTTAATCAAGGCACAAGTAAAAGCAGACGATCCACCGAGACCGTTGCCGATCGTAGGGATGTCTGCGAATGATGTGATCTCGATGTTGGATTTGATACCGAAGAATTTCAAAGCGTTCTTGACAATATCGTTCTGAAGATCCTCAACGTTCTCTACACACTCTTGTTTCGAATAAGAAACTTTGATGTGGTCGTGAGGAGTATGCATGACTGCTACATAGACATACTTGTCGAT